TAACAGGTAAAGCTAATATTACACCAAGTGGTGCTACAGCTACCTTTGCATTAGACATAGACTTTGACGCTAAAGCAAACACAAGCATAGGTGGCTCTGTTACAGCTACACTTACTGCTGAAGACTTTGCAGATGTAGATGCTCAAGCAAGTGGATTCTTATCTACTACTGCAGCATTCCTCTCTATCTACATCACAGACTTTGCAGACGAGGATGCACAAGCTAGAGCATTCATGCCAGTGGCAGCGTCTAGCATTACAGCAAGTGACTTCGGTGACGTAGACGCTAAAGCTAATACAGACATTGGTGGCTCTGTAACAGCAGCACTAGCAGTATCAGCATTCGATGATGTAGATGCTAAAGCTAACACAACACCCAGCGCAGTAACGGCTACAATAGCTAACGCAGCCTTTGACGATGTAGACGCACAGGCAACAATAGTACCACCTTCTGTCGTATTAACCCCAGCTATAGACTTAGATGACCCTATTGCTGTAAGGTTTGACTTCGGTCAGTTTGCTGACAGTTACGATAGATCAAGAGTGCTTTATATAGTTTCTTACGGTGGTAGTGATACTGTACATGTTACTGAAGAAAACAGAACAGTTTATATAGATAAAGATACGCAGAACTACACTGTGTATATTACAGGATAAGGACATACTATGTCTTATAAGTGGCCCGATAAAGACCCAGACGAAATGTTAGACTACAGTGTAGACTGGTCACGCTTTCTAGGTGATGATACTATATCGTCTGTAACTTGGTACATCTATGACGGAGACGGAGTTAAACAACAAGTGTCTGATTCTTCTGTAGTTAATGGGCTGCAGTTTGTTCAGGGTACTATTTCAGGGCGTGTAGCTACAGCAAGGTTTTCATTAGGGACTAATAATATACGTTATAACGTTGTCTGTCGTATAAACACAGGGGAAAATCTACAGTATGAACGTTCTATTTTCCTACGTGTTAAGGAGAAATAAAATATGGCGTATGATTATTTAGGACTAGTCAACGATGTGAATCGCAGATTAAACGAAGTAGAGTTAACTGCAGCAAACTTTGCAACTACTACAGGTTATTATAGTTTTGCTAAAGATGCAGTTAATGCAGCTATTCGCCATATCCAACAGGAAGAATATGGTTGGCCTTGGAATCACGTAGAAGAAACTGAAGTATTAGTTCCTGGTACAGTTCGATATGGTTTTCCGTACGACTCTAAAATTGTAGATATGAATACGTTTAGAATTAAACGTGATGATGCTTTAAATGTAACGACTAAAAAACTTAGGGTTATATCTTACGAAGAGTACTTGACTAAGTATGCTGATCAAGAATATAATTCTAATACTAATATTAGAACCGTACCGACACATGTTGCAAGAACTCCAAGCAGAGAGTTTATGATTTATCCAAGTCCAGATAAAGCATATGAACTTGTTTACGAATATTATAGAACAGGTTTTGATTTAGAAAACGCTACGGATGTTTGTAACTTACCAGAGCAATATCGTTATGTTATTGTAGACGGTGCAATGCACTATGTCTATCAGTTCCGTGGTGACACACAAGCATCTCAATTAGCAATGCAAAAATTTGAGCAAGGTATTAAGTATCTGCGGAGTCTACACATTAACCGTACAGATTACTTAGGTGATACAAGAGTTGGATTCTAATGGCTACCCAGTGGCAAACATTTCCGATTGAGTTTAGGGGCGGTTTGATCTCTAACCTATCAGCCTTGCAGCACGGTACTAATGCTGTGGGTTCTGCTACTATTTTACAAAACTTTGAACCTAACAAAGAAGGTGGTTACTCGAAGATCAAAGGCTACAATAAGTTTAGCACTACCACTGTTCCAGGTAGTGGACCTATACTAGCCCTTAAAGTTATATCTTCGGGTCGTGTTATCGTAGCACGTAAGAATGCTACTAACTACACTGAGTACTACTATGGTACAGGAACTACGTGGACTAGTATGGCAGCAAGTGCAAGTACTAATGGTGGTAAAGCACGTCATGCAGAGTTTAATCTTGATGGTGATGACAAAGTAGTTTTTGTAGATGGTACTAACTACCCTGCAATCTATAATACATCTGGAAACACTATGACTTTTCTGACATCTGCAAACAGTACAGATGTTAGTGGTGCAGAAAATGTAGCTATCTTCAAGAATACAGCTTTTTACTCTAATGGTAATAATATATTTTTTACTGCACCCCTTACAGTAGATGATTTCAGTGCAGCTAATGGTGCAGGTAGTATTAACCTAGGGCAAGATATCACAGGTTTAACTGTTTTTCGTGACCAACTTATTATTTTTACTACTAACAGTATCAAACGTTTAACAGGAAACACTGCAGCAGATTTTCAAGTATCCCCTATTACAGATCGTATTGGTTGTATTAACGGTGATACAATTCAAGAAGTCGGTGGTGACATTATGTACCTCGCACCTGATGGTATCAGACTATTAAGTGCTACTGATCGTATTGGTGACTTTGGTTTGGATATCGCATCAGATTCTATTGCTAAAGATGCTAGTATATTCCTCGACAGTACATCTACTTTTTCCTCTGTACTACTACGAGAAAAAGCCCAGTACCGTATCTTTGCATATATTGAGTCAGAACAAAAAACAGTTGCTAAAGGTTTAATAGCTACAAAGTTTATTGCTCAAGGTGCTACAGGTATTTCGTGGGCTACGACAAAAGGTATAAAAGCATACGTAGCCGATGGTCGCTACTCTGGTGACCAAGAAACACTAGCATTCGCTAATGAAGATGGTTACATTTATACTATGAATACGGGTAATGATCTTGATGGTCAAGATATTGAAGCTATTTACGAATCTCCGTTTATGCCTATATCAGACCCACAGGTTCGTAAGACGTTCTATAAAATGACTCTATATGCTGAACCTACAGGTAATATGGATTTAGATCTTAACCTTAAGTACGACTTTGCTTCTGGTACAAATACTGCAACAGTTCAACCTACTACAGTAAGTGTAAGCAGTACGGGTACTGCAGTATTTTTATACGGTGCTTCTAACTCTACTTACAACTCAGCTAGATATGGTGGGGAACTTGACAGCGTATATAACACCAACATTATTGGCTCAGGTAAAACAATAGCAATACGTATAGAAGATAACTCAACTAACCCAACATTTACACTCGATACAGCAGTGTTGGAATTTAAACAAAACGATAGGCAATAACATGGCAGATGGATATACACGGCAGCGATCTAGTGAAATTGTAAACGGTAACGTTATTGATGCCGACGATTTTGACGTAGAGTTTAACGCAGTTGCAGGTGCAATGAATGCATCTACTGGACACAACCATGATGGAACCAGTGGTGGTGGTGCCCCAATTGAAAGTATTGGTCCTGCAAAAGACTTAGTCGTAACTTCTACTAATGTTAATCCTAGTACAACTAACACATTGAGCTTAGGTGCAGCGGGTGCTCAGTATAAAGATGCATTTTTTGATGGAACAGTTCAGACAGACTTACTATTGGTAGATGAAACTTCAATATTTACTGGAGCTATTACTGCTAATGGCGGTATTACAGGTAATCTTACTGGAGATGTTACTGGTGACCTTACAGGTAACGCAGACACTGCTACAACGTGGGCAACTGCACGAGAGATTGCACTTACAGGAGATGTCACAGGTAGTGTAACAGGTGTTGACGGTAGTGGTAACATCAGCATTACTACTACAGTAGCTGCAAATTCTGTCGCACTGGGTACAGATACTTCTGGTAACTATATGACAGATGTGTCAGCAGGTACAGGTGTTACAGTTACTCACACCCCTAACGAAGGGTCTACTGCTACTGTGGCTATTGGTCAAGCAGTAGGTACTACTGACAATGTTACATTTAATGCAGTAACTGCAAACCTTACAGGGAATGTTACAGGTAACGTCACAGGAAATGTCACAGGGAATGCAGACACAGCAACTACCTTAGCAACTGCAAGAACTATTGCAGGTCAAAGCTTTAACGGTTCTGCTGACATCACTATTGCTGCAACAGATTTGTCTGACACTAACCAAGCATTATCAACTAC